AGCATCGCGAGCACGCGCCGCTGCACCTTCGCCAGTTCAGTAATCGCCTCTTCGCTGATGTTCGGCCCGAGTGCCGCGTGGGCGAGTTCGTGAAGGATCGTCTCGACGCGGCTCCACCCGCGGGCGTTCTCGTCAATGAGGATGCGAGGGCGGGCGGCACCGTCAAAGAACGTCCAGCCCGCGGCGTCACCCTTGAGCTTCGTGAACCGGAGGAGCCACCGCTTCCCCTCGATCGTGATGTGGTGGTCGCTGGGCATTGGCGGCAGCCTTGCGGCGGGCGTTGGCTATCGCCCGTCTGATTAGCAACCTACCGGCGGCGTCAAGGAACGGCAGGCCGCGGGCTTTGGCCTCTTTCCGCATGACAGCGACCACCTCGTTCACACGCTCTGGCCTGCTGCACTCGTCTGGTCCCCAAGCGTCCATCTGCGCGGCTTTTGAGCGGCAGGCACAAGTAGGCGTAGGGTTGATTCCAAACAACTTGAGAAGCAACGAGAGCTCAGTGCCAGGGCCGCCAGACAACACAGTTTTTGCCGCTTTTTCTGGCAATCGAGGAACGGCAGCATCTTTGCCGCGATACTTGGCTACTAGGTCTAAATACGAGTCTTCGGAAAGAATCAGCACGTCGCCATTCACGACACCACGAGACAGCACGTCTTCAAAATAGCCAGGCGGGCGACGCGCAGCGGCAGACCTTATCACTTGAATTGATAAAGATCTCTTCATGGTGCGTAGTTCAGTATGACGGAAAGCTCGTCATCGCAGCCGCAAGTTCCATCTTGAAAGTTATTCACGTTGATCATGTTTCCGTTCAAGATGTCGGCTTGGTAATACCTGACGCAGAACGTCCTGTCGCAGTTGCCGGAAGGCCCGACAGCAAGTATTTCGATGCGCCCGGTGCACTGCCCTTCATTGAGCTCTAGCCCAAATCCTTGATTTGAGCAGTTCAGTCCGTTTATGAGGTCTGTTCCTGTGCAGATATATCCGCCATTCGGGCCAGTCCATTTATTGCCGTTGGCATCACATGGGCTGCCAATGCCAAACGAACAGCAGCCGCCAGTGCCGTCTGGCTTGGAAAAATTGAGCCTAAAGCCGATGGGCGAATTGTTTTGTACTCCATCGCTCGAGTAGATCAGCGTCTCTCCGCAAAAGCTCGCTTCGAGCGTCCAATCTTGATACATGTCGCAGTTGTTGTTGCATGGCTCTGGCTGGCACGCACCGCTACAGCAAAACTCGCCGACATTGCAGCATGTGCCGCCGGCACCGCCACAACAGCATTTTCCTTGCTCGCCTTCCGCGCAATCCTTGCACCCACAGCACGGTTTGCAGCACGCCATCGCGTCACCCAAAAATGTCGAGCGTGACGAACATCGCCGTCTGCATATCAGTCACGACGGTGATATTCTGCGGCGTCTGGTTTTGGACAATGGTTGCCGTTTGTGTCGCACTCGTGGAGAACGCGATCGCGCTTTGCGTGGCTCCAGGCGAATAAGAGACGACCGACGCAGTAGACCATTCAACCAATGCCACCAGTTCAGCAGACGCCGTTTGCGGCGTAACAACCACGTCGCAGTTCTGTGCGTCAAGCGTAACGTCAACGTCTTCGAGGTAGTTGATGACCGACGACTGCGTGGTGATCGCACTCACAACGGAAATTTGCTGCGTGCTTGTCGGGCTCACGAACGTGATTTTCGTCGTGGCATTTGTTGGAAAGACATTGACTTTCGCGGTTTGCCCTCCCGAAAACACCTCAACGCTGTCAAGACTCAGGGACGACACGCCAGGAACGAGCGCCAGCTTCACATCGACGAGATACCAACTCGTCCCCTCCTTCGCGACGGCGCAATCAAGCTGTGCGGGGGCTGGGAAATTGACAGGGAAAAATAAGTTTGTCGCGTTGACAGTGTTCGGCGTGCTCGTGATGTTCTTGAACGTCACGACGTTATCGGTGCCGATCGGCCAATCGCCCTCGAACGTGGCAACGCGAAACACTCTCGCCTTTGAGAAATCGACACGCTCGAAGTTGAGCGGTCGCGCCGGTGCCGGCGTGAGTTCCGACGAACGCACCACCTGGGCGATGCGGCGAGCACTCTCCCGCGTGAACTGCGTCGGCAGGATTGGGTCGCTCATGGCGTGCCGAAAATCGCTTGGAGATTTGCCTCGGGATTGACTCGCCGAAGCAGGATCGCCGGCTGCCCGAATGTCTGCCCGCCGGCTCCGTTGAGCGCCACGGGATTCGCGCTTGGAATCCACTCGCCGTTTTGAAAGTCGAACACCATGCCGCGACGACGCTCGCCATCTACAATAAAATTGAACCCTACATCGGGCAACAAGAGATTGTGCGACGACTGGCGATAGAGCAGCGATGCCGTCGCGGTGTAGTATTCGATATAGGAGTTGTTGAACTCCTCTGCCGCACGCACGACTTCAACGCTCGCGACCTTGATGGTGTGAGCAGCACACCCCAGATACGTGGCGTTGTTCACGAAGTTCTGTGCGCTCAGCCAGCCGTAGGGAACTGTTGCAAAGTTCTGCTGCACCTTGATCCGCACCATCGACTCGTCGGTGACGAGCCCGGGGAAGAAATCGCCGGCGCTGTTCGTAAGTGGATACAGAAGATTCCCGCTGTAGTAGAACAGAGCCGGCACTTGCCCGGCCTGCGATTCAAATCCCCACTTTGCGGCCCGGGAAACTGGGGCGAGCATTTCGTCGCTCGTGATCAGCCCGTACTCGCCGATTACCTCGACCTTGTACGGATCGTCTTCGACGCGCTCGTTGATCGTGATCTTTCGGAGCCGCAGTGCCGTATGCACTGGGTGATACGCACCCCACGGCCCAGCCCCTAATGGGCCGCCGTTTATCGCTTCAAGGATTGCCGTCGCGCTTGGCGGCCCTCCGTTCGTCAGCGTGTCGTCGGATAGATTGCACACCCAGCGACGCCGAGCGGTCCCGCCAGCAGAGCCGATCTCGTTCTCGAACGTCCTGGCGAGTTCGCGTACTGATACGACTGTTCCTGGCATAAATCACCCGAGCACCGCGCCGCCAACAATGGCGACCGGCGAGTTGAAGTACTTCGCCGCAGCGGCGCTGATGCCCTGCGCGATGACATTGAGTTGCTTGGTTTGCAATCGTGCTTCAATGAGTGCCGGGTCTTGAGCCGCCTGGGTAAGCCCCACGACGAGATCCTGCCCCTCCTGCGTGCGAATATCCGCGGTCGTCGCGAGTTGGTTCGTCGGCGTGAGGAGCCGCTCGAGCTTCGCCGCCTGCTCCGCGGCGGCGGCTGCGTTGGCGGCGAGGGCCTGGTTCGCCCCGGCGAATGTGTTGTTGAACGAGCGCAGAAAGTTGTCATTCGACTGCGTGACGAGATTCTGAAACTGCTGGGCAGAGTTGAGCCCCGTGAGGAACTGTTGGCCGATTTGGTTTTGCTGGCGAAGGCGACCGTCGGAAAGGGCCTGCTCTTGCCGCTGCACTCGCTCTAGTTCTCTGACGCGAGCCTGCCCAGCACGAGCCCCGCGGAGGTCGCCCGCCTCGCGGGCCTCTTCCAGCTTCTTCCGCTCCTCGATCAGCCGAGCTTCGATCGCCTCGACGTTCTGCGCTGCCTGCTTTTTCCGCTCCTCAATTTCCTTTGCGGCATCGAGTTCCGCCTGCCGCCGCTGGTCAACGCCTTGTCGCAGGAACTCCTCGACTCGCTGTGCGGCGTCGAGGCGTTGCTGGAAGATGTCGCGTTGCTGTGCGACTTCGCGCTCGTAGGTCTCGCGGGTAAGGATGCCATCGCGAACTTGGGCTTGAGCCTGGGCGATGCCCTGCTGGAGTTGCTGGGCAGCGAGGGCACCGGCGTTGCCGAACTCTGAGGCCTTGTTGACGAGATCGACGATCCCCTTGTTCGTCTCCTCAAATGTCTTCGAGAAGCTCGCCGAGAAGCCTTGCTCCGCTGCCTGCTGCTGCTCTTCGAGCGACGCCTGCAACTGGTCGAGTTGCGCCCGGCGAGCCAGGGCCGCTTCGGTACGTGCCGAGTCTTGAGAATCACGGGCGGCGTCGATCTCGCCCTGCACTCTTGTTTGTTCACGCTCAATGGCGGCAAGGTCGTCGGAAATCTTTTGCTGTGCGTCGTTCGTCTTCAGGAGGTTGTCGATCCGCTTGCCATCCTCGTCAGCCTGTCGCGTCGCCGCTTCGGTAGCCTCTTGCCGCAGTTGGAGCTCTTGGTCGATCGTCGTATTCACGAGCCGCTGGGCTTCCTCGATCCGCTTGATCTCTTCCTGGGTCATGTTCAGCGGATCGACCACCGAAGCGACCACCGCCTCGAACTGCCGCATCGCGTCGGTGACGCGGCTGCTCTCGTTGGCGATGCCGTTGAAGAAAGAGTCGAAACGATCCCGGGTTGTCTCGATGTTCGTCTCGATCTGGAACTGCGGCGAACGCTCCCTCTCTACCCGCGCACGCAGGGCTTGCAGAAACGTCGATGCCGCGCCGGTCGCGGCGGCTTGCTGCTCGCCTTCGTTGCCGAAGACCGCCTGCGTGGTGCCGTCGATGATTTGCTGCCCAGCCTGCTCCAGTTGTCGGAGGTTGTTTTGCAGTTGCTCGTTGGCGTTCGTCTGAAGATCGCGACCGAATGACTCAAGGTCGGAACTGATGTAACTTCCGATCCCCTCCAGTGCCTTGCCAAGCGCGACCGCAATCCCGTTCCCGATGATTTCAAACGTGTTGAAAATCGCTTTGAACGTGCCGCTCAAAACTTCAAGGATTCCCGCCACGGTCTGAAAGGCACCGCCAGCCGTTTCAAGTTGCTCCGAGAATCCCGTGAACGACCCGACGAACTCATCGAAGATCCCGGCGAAATACTCCGCTCCCTGAAGCAGCACGTCGGTGATCGCGTTGGCGATGCCGCCACCGCCGGTGCCGGCGGCTCCGTCGAACGCCTCGACAAACTTCAGGAACTCCTCGGTCACTGACGTGACCGCCGGGGCCAGGTTGCCGATCACTTGACCGACGATGCCGTTGACGGTCGCCCCCACGAGATCGAACGCATCGTTCATGCTCGCGACGTTGTCGATCTGTGTCTGATCCACGATCACGCCGAGCCGATCTGCACGATCGCGGAGTTCCTCAAGGCTCGCTGCACCATCGCGGAACAACGGAGCCAGTGCAGCACCCTGCTTTCCGAAGACTTCAACGGACGCCGCGGCACGGTCGGCAGCCGTTGGCAGTTGCGAAATCGCATCTCCTATCGCCGCGAACTGCTGCTCGGGGGCGAGCGCTCGCAACTCTGCAACCGACAGCCCGATTCCGCGGAGCGACTTGTCGAACGCGTCGCCAGGGTTCGCCTTGCCGATGTTCACGCCGAGCCGCTGGACAGCTGTGCCGAACTGCTCTGTGTCCACGCCGGCAAGTTTCGCCGCGAGCCCATATGACTGAAGTGCCTCGGCCCCGAGTCCTGTCCGGGCGCTCAAATCCACCAGCGAATCGAGCGACGAGTTTACCGTGGTCACGAGCGACGTGATCTGCGTCGTCGCGCTCGTGAAGGCATTGCTCAACAGTTGGAATCCATCAACCAGCACGCGACCGATCTCGATCGCGGCGAGCACCGTTACCTTTCGGTTCAGGCTGTCGATGTTTTTGTCGGCGGTTCCGGCAGACTTTCCGACGTTGTCGAGATCGCTCTTTGCCCGAGCCGCCGCCCGGTTGAACTGCTCTTGTGAAAGTCGCCCAGCCTCAAGGTGCCCGCGGAGTTCCTGCACCTGTTGATCGTATCGCTCCTGCGGCGTGAGGTTGGCTTGAATGATGCGAGCCGCGGAGGCGAGGGCGGATGCTCGCGCCTGCTCGGCTTTGGCTGCCTCTGCATTTGCCCCGCTGGCTTCGGCTGATGCCCGAGAATATGTCTCCTCAGAAATAGCCCCTGCTTCCAGCAACCGCGAAAGCCGTTGCAGCGTCTCGGCTCTCCGCTCTTCTTCTGTGCGGTATTGCTCGGTGACACGAGCACCTTCAGCGAACGTGTCGGAGAGTTCAGCGGCGGATGCCCGTATCGCCGCAAAACCGTCCGCGAACTGCTGCCCGCTGATGTCGCCGGCCCGCAGGGCATCGGTGAGGTTTTGAATCTCCTGCTCGAACCGCCGCTGCACATCGGCTGCCGCGCCGCTGGCCCGAGCGAAGTTCTCGAATACTCCTGTGACCTTCGCAGCCTCTTGGTCGAGTCGCTGCAACGCCTTCTCGACGGGCGTGAGCGCAGCCGGCACCGCGGACGCGTCCGCGTTGATCTTGAGCGCCAGCCCGAGAATAGTTGCCATCACTCGATCCCTAGTTGCCGTTTCAGATCCAAAAGAACGTCGCGGGCTTGAACCTCATGCTGCGGTGCAGGCTCGATCGGAATAAAATCAGTCGGCCTCGGTGCCTTCCCTTTCGGGGCGTGCGGCGCGAGCAGAGCCGACACGATCAAGCCGGTCTCTGCCCATGAGTTGCCGATCGCCTCGAAATACTTCGTATATGCCATCCACTCCGCGAGTTCTCTGGAATCCATTCGGCGAGACAACTCGCCGACCGTCATCTTCAAATGTCCCGCCAGCCGGAACATGAACCGGCGAACTGGCGAGACGTTCAACCTTTTCCCAACTCTTCGACATCCGCCTCCGACATCGCGTTGTGCTTGATCGCCGCATCGAACAGGCGAGCCATCACCGCGCCGCTCTTCGCCCCGAGCTTCTCGATCTGCTCCTTGGTGAAGAGGAGGTTCCCCTTCTCGTCGCAGAGCAACCGAACGAGGTACTCGGTGCGGAAGTTGGCAACGCCGGTGTCGCGCTTGCCGATCCACATCCGCTCGTAGGCGTCGCGTTCCGCCACGCTCATCACGCGAATGAACACGCTGCCGCCCCATTCCTTGACCTTGACTTCCTTCAGCCCCAGGTCGTCAGCCGCGAGAATCTGCTCTGCCGTCAATGCCATTGCTACTGCCTCACAAGTTTGAAGGTTGCGCCGTACCGGGCGACATCGTTCACCCGGCCCGAGAGCGTCAGCGTCTGGCAGATCGCCTTGTGGGTCAGCGTGAGCCCGCCGCCAGTGATGGCGAGCGTGCCTTGAATCCCATACTGCGACAGCCCGAGCGCCGCCGTGCTCAGACACTTGAGAGATATAGTGCCTGCGTCAACTGTAAACGTGCTGTCGCGCCCGAGCGGCAGACTGCCGCCCACGCTCACGTCGATCTCGGTGACTTCACCGAGAGCCGTGCTGCACCACGTTACGCTTACACCCGTGCATACGTTCGCCATGACGGGCCTCCGTCACGGCAACTAGACGCGGGCAATGCGGAGCGTCGCCTGCCCCCGAATGGCGTCGTTGGTGGCGAGCGTCAGCGTCGAAGCGTTCACCGTGTACGCCACACTCGTAAAGAGTGCGTTCCCTGCGGCGGTGCCGCCGGTGTAGATCGCACACGTTCCGGTCGAGGCGTCGGCGATGATGTTCTTGCCGAGATAGTCGAACTGGATGCTGCGGCCGGTGTCGGTCGTGCTGCCCTGGAGCGGGCGATCCTGCGTGAGAATCGACGCACCCTGCGTCAACCCCAGGTGCGACACGTCGATCTTCTCTTGATCGGCAGTCGGGTCTGTGTACTGAATGACGATGTTCGTGACGGTGTAGAGCGTCGCGCCGAGCCGCAGCGTTGTGCCTGTTCCATCATGAGGCGTATCAGCCATTTCCTATATCTCCTGCCAGAGGATCGAGTACGTTTGGGAGACCGAATACAGGGGTGGTGCCTCGCCGCCGGCGAGTTGGGCGAACCCGTCTGCCTCGTTATCGAGCGAGACGTTGTTCACTACTACTGATTCTGGCGACGTGCCCCCCCAGCCATCCAGCGCACGGCGGCAGCGGTCTGCCAAATCCCTTACTGCCTCATAGCTTTCGGCGTAGAGGTCGAGAGACAGGATCACCGTGGTGACGCCCGTCGGGCCGGAAAGGCTCTGCTGCCGCTGTACGGCACTGCGGCGGTACGTGGCAAACGGCACCGCCGCGGAGGCGGGGGCGATGACGGGATAGATCCGCGTGCCCAGGAGCCGGGCCACGTCGGCATCGGCGACCAGAACGGAGCGGATCGCGGCTTCGGGCGACTTGAGAGCCATACCCCGATTCTGCCGGCGGCACCCCAGCCTCTTGCAGCGTCAGCCAGGGCCGAGCGTGTCGGTGCCCGAGACGCTGCCGGTGTCGCGGTAGCGGAGAGCCGACCACGCCTCCGCGAGCGAGAGCCCGAGTTCCCGCTGGAGGATCGCGGCAACTTCGCCCTGCGTCTGATCAAAGGCTGTCTGCACCGGCGGAACACCCTTCACGCCACCGGCCGGCGCGGCTTCGATGATGAGCGGCTGCCCCTTTTTTGCCTTCTTGAAAAACGCCGCCGGGTAGTTCGGATCTGTCTGCACCGCACCCGGGTTGCCCTTGTTCTTCACGGTTTGAAATGGACCGAGCCGGTTGAACGAACTCGCGATGACCGCATTCTGCCCGCTCACCCAATGCACCACGCCTTTCCCGCGTACCGTCTCTTGCCGCCCCATACGGACACGGGTGAACGGCGTCGTCGGGCTTTTGCGTTGGTATGGCTTGTTCGAGATTTTCGTGAGCACGCGACGCTTCGTGCCGAACTCGAGGAGCCACTGGTGGAACGCACGATCCTTGCCGACACGCACAGAGCCGCCGGCAGCGGAAGCAGAGCCGCTCTCGCCGGCCCGCGTGTAGCCCACGATTCCGACAGCGACGCCGCTCTGGGCGTACTTCACGACCTTCGACGTGACGGCACGCTTGAGGTTGCCGGTCGGCCCGACCGGTGTGATCTCCCGCATCCGTCGCGTCATCGGCTGGATCGCCTTCCGCACGGCGTCGCCGATCACGTCGGCTGCTTGCCGCGGCGGCAGGAACTCGCGGAGCTTCTCGCGGAAGCCGCGCAACTCCTCCGAGTTGATGTTGACTTGAACGCCGCCGACAGCCACTAGACGGTCTCCGAGCAGATCAGTTCGTGCTCGCTCCGGTTCTCCCGCTCGAGCACCGAGATGATCTGAAGCGTTCGCCCACGCCACGAGATCCGCATCTGGTTCGTGAGTCCAGTGAGATACCGCATCCGTATCCGGTGCGTGATCTCGGTTTGCTGTGTGTTCGCAAGCAGGAACTCCCGGGCCGTCACGCCCGTGACGCTCGCCCACACTTCAGCGAACGTCGAGTAGGTGTAGGTCGTCTCCCCCAGCCGGTTCCGCGACTCGGCCGGCTGCTCTACCGTGATCCGCTCGCGGAGTTGCCCGGCGTCAATCATGTGATCGTGCCTTCCCCAATCACGACGAGATCGTAGGTTGCCCCGACGGTCGTGTTCACAAACAGCGACGCGCCGGGGACGCCAGCCTCCGACGGGTCGACGAGCAGGAACACGCCGCCCGGCTTGATCGTGGCGGTGAACGCACCCGACAGCGTGATCGTGTGCGTCGAGTGCGTGTTCTTGAACATGATGACTTTCACGGCGGAAAAGTTGCACGACGCCGACGAGCCGTTCCGCGTGTCAGGAATCGACGAGAGCAGGATCGTAAAGGATGCCTGCGTCGCTGTGCGGGAGTCGCTGAATACGATCTGGGCTTGGTCGGCTCCGGTACCGTCGGCGAACTCGCGGAAGAAATCGTACTTCGTGGAACGCGAGTTCACGACGAGGTCGCTCGTGCCCGTCTCGCGGGCCACGACCGACGCAAGCACTTCAGCGGATAGGCTCATGTGATGGTTCCTTCACCGATGAGGACGATTTCGTAGGCGGCGGTCGCTTCGCCCGTGCTGAATGCAAAGGTGCTTCCTGCCGTCGGCCAGCCGGCTGCGTCTGGCGCAAAGTACGCCACGGCACCGCCGGGCTTTATATACAACCCAGCAGGGCTACCGGGGGCGAAGAGCGGGCCGGTAGCCCAATCCGGCGGCCCCAAGATCGAAAAGTCTTGGCTGCCGGTGTTCTTTACGTAGAAGAATTTGATGGCACTAAAGCTGCCGCTGCCTCGATCGTCAGTGAACGAAAATCCGGTGCCGAGCGGGAAATAGTCGTTGTCGAATGCGGCGGCTTGGCTCCACACGATCTGTGCCTGGTTCGCTCCCGTGCCGTCGGTGAGTTCTTTGAAATACTCTACTTTCGTGGTGCGAACGTCCTTGGCGAAATCCACCGCGTCGGTCTCATTCGCCACAAGCGAAAACAGAATGTTCGCGGAGAGCGTCACGTGTACGATCCCCACGACACGGTGTCGAGGAGCCGCTTCGCCCCGTCGGGCATCTCGCCGTTTCCGCGCTTCTCGTAGAGCTCGAGGATCGTCATCAGCATCGCCGACTTCACCCGCTGCGGAATGTCGGCCGCCGCACCGTAGCCAGCCCACCACGTGACCGTGACAGCATTGGCGTCGAGCAAGTGCGAGGGCCACGAGCCGTTGTAGAGCGTGCGGATGCGGCCCGGCTGGGCATCGCGGTCGACCCGGTACTCGGTGGTCGGGAGCGTCGTCGTGCTGCCGTCGGCGATCGTGTACGTGATCGTCACCGCCGTGACGGTGCCGCTCGATGCCATCGGCGGGCGGGGCAACTCAATCTCGGTGCCGAACTCGTCGAGTTTCATGACGAGCCGCTGCGTTACGAGAGCCCGGTCGATGTAGTCCTCCACGAGCTCGCGGGCCGTCGTGATCAGATTCGTGAGCAGCGTATCGTCGGCGGTGCTGTCGACGCGGCAGTGTGATTTCGCTTCGACGAGCGTCACGGGCTCGACCGCCGGGGCGGCGGTGCGTCGGAGACTGCGGTAGCGTTGAGGAATCACTTGCGTCGTCTCCGCGGCGTCACGTCTGCTGTCTCGGCTTTCGGCTCGGTGGTGGCTGTCTCGATCAGCGTCTGCGAATCGTTCGCTCGCTCCGCGTACTCCCAGGCGATCAGCGACTCGGCGTCACGCTCGGGCAACTGGACGATCTCACCGACACGGTAGGCACCGTGCGGACGCTTCATCCGAAGCCGCACCATTTGTATTTTCGTCACTCGCCTACCCTCCATGCAGTTTCCGGCGGCTTCCGCGTCGTCTGCCACTCGGTCGTGTACTGGTACACCGGGCCACTCAAGTTCTTGCCGGGCCACGTAATGACGTATTCGCCGTGCCCGATGCACACGCGGGGCGTCACGTAGAGCCGGTTGCCGCTGGCTTTCCACTGCCGCCAGAAGCCGATGTCGGCATCGACTCGCCCTTCGCCGTATCCGCCCTGCGGATCGGGCTGCTCGTAGAACCACGGCTTCTTCATCCGCCGCAGAGCCGCCGTCGAGATGATGGTGCACCCGAAATGCGCGGTGTCGACTTGCTGCACGGGGTGCCCGAACCACTCCACCGGCACCGACGTGACGCCGCCCTCGGGCGGGTTGTCGAGCGTGTCGAGCAAGGTCAACATCGGGCGCCCGTCCTCGCGTTTCGTTTGCAACGGGGCCAACGCGTCACACTGGAACGTCATCGCCAGGGCAAACAGGTGTTCGATTTGTTCGCGGGAGACGAAGGAATCCATATCGAGCGTGATGATGTATTCCGTTTTCGGCTCGAACTGTTCGAGCATCCGCGTGAGAACCTGACTCCAGAACGCGCCCTGGCCCAGCGTCGGGCGAATGTGCAGCGGCATCAGCGCTTCGATGAACCCGAACGCGTTGATGAGCGGCCCGAACCGCGGGCCAGACAGAACAGCCTCGGCACGAACCTCGACGCGCGAATCGCCAACTTGAACGAACACGGTGCACTCCTAGAAAGAGAGACGGCGGGGAGGCTAGAGCCATCCCCGCCGTCTACTGTGCTCGTCGTGTCAAGCCGATCAGCCGACAACCTGGCTCGAAACACCCTTGTCGCTTGCGCTCATCGGGCCAGCCTCGCCCTTTGAGAGCCGGGCGCTCGTGATCACGCCGACCGTGGAGGCCGGGGTCGCGAACACGGTGAGGTAGCGGCGCTTGCCGCGGAGATCCACGTCGAAGCGGTGGGCATAGCCCACGCCCGCCGTGGCGGTCGAACCGGCGGCCACCGTGTAGTCGGTCGACTGCACGTAGAGGTTCGCCGTACCCGCCGTGCCCGTCGTGTCGCTGTGAGCGAGACGCAGGACGGTGGCAGCGGTCGAGGGGCCAGCCGCCGCGGTGAACGGCGTGAAGTACACGTCGATCGAAGCGTAGGCGAACCCGAGCGTGTCGATCTCGAGCGAGTGCGTTGCGGACGAGGCTACCGACGCTTCAGCCTTCGCCACGCTCTTCTGGGCGGCACCGAAATTCATGGGTCAAAGTCTCCTAGAGAGGGGGAAGGTATCAGCCGAACTTGAGGGCGACGAGCGGGCCGGCCTTCGTGGTCGAGCCCAGGTCGCTCACGACCATCGCGTTCCGAGCCGTGGCGAACGTGAGGGTCTGATCAAACTCGATGTACCGCTCGGAAGCGGTCTTGATCGAGATCGCCCGACGCTCGCCGAAGATCGCGGCCTGCGAGAGGTCGCCGAACAGGGCGGCCACCTGGCCGGTCGTGCCGGTCACGCGGCTCTCCATCGGCTGCACCAGCGTGACGGGGTAGCCCAGGAACGTCTCGCCGAAACCGGCGGCGATGTTGCCCGAGTTGTTCCCGCCGGCGTTGCTCGTGCCGCCGGGGAGCATGGCGAGCCGCAGCATCGCGGCACCCCAGCCAGCCGGGGAGATGTACCACCGGGCGTTCCGGTTGCGAGCGTAGAGCGGCAGCCGGGCGAGCACGTCGGTGAAGTTCTTCATCGTCAGATCGCCGAAGGTCGTGTTGCTCGTGGCAGTCACGACGCTCGCCGAGTAAGCCGACTGGAGAATCTTCGGGCAGACGCCCGTCACACCGTGGTACGCACTGGTGCCGTCACCGATGAAGCCGGCGTTGTCGAAGGCTTCGCTGAACGCCTGGGACACTTCGACCGCCATCGCGTCGGCAAGGTCAATCACCGAGTCTTCGAGCAGCGAGTTCGGGGTGCGGTTCGCCACGCCCCAAATCTTCGCGTTCAGTTCGACGTTGTCGAACGTCACGTCGCTCTGCGTCACCTCGACGTTCTCGCCGACCGGGCGAGCGGTCAGCCCGCCGGTGCGACGCGGATACACGAGCGTGTCGCTGTTCATGACGGCACGCTTCGCGTACTGCGGGAACACGCCGAACTCCTCGACGAGCCGGATGATCTCATTGCTGAGCTCGGGGCTCGAAAGGACACCGCCGAGCGAGTTGATGCCGCCGGCCTGGGCGCGGCTCTCGACGCCGTGATCCTGGCACCACCGACGGGCCTCGGCATCGCCGAACACATAGCCCTTCAGATGCATGCCCGCGCGGTACGCGGTCTCGGCGTCCTTGAACGCGCGGAGGTTGTTGTGCGACTTCGGCACGGCATACTCGGTTCGCTTCTCCACGTCTGCGGTCTCCTTCACCTCGGGGGTCTCGATCGCCTTGGCGGGGGCGGCACGCTCCAGCACGGCCCGCAGTTCAGATTCCTTCACCTGCACGCGCTGCAGGAACTCGATCCGCTCGCGGAGCTTGTCGGCACGCTGCTCGAGCGAGCGGAGCGATGCCTCCTGCTCCTCGGACATCGGCGCGGCCTCTTCGCCCTCGGGGGCGTCCTCGGTCATCGCCTCCATCTCGGCGACAACGGCAGCCAGTTCATCGAGCAGAGCCTTGAGCTTTTCGACAGCCACGTGAGCGTCTCCTATGTGCGGGGCCGGCGACCGATGCCGCCGATACCTTCACGCTATGGAGACAGCCCCCAACCCATGCAGATACGCGAGAGCGGGCAGTAAACGAGTCAGCCAGCCGCCTTGAGCCGGCGAACCTCGACGCCGGGGAGCACGTGCTTGTCGGTGCACCCGCAAATGCGGCACCGCAAGTACCGAATTTGATACTCGCCCTGTCGCTGGCTGGATGCCACCAGCAACTTTCCGCACTTGCACTGCGGGCAATTGTCGCCCGATTTAGCGGCCATGCTGTGCCAGATACTCGCGGAGTTTGTTCGCCTGCTCGCGGAACGTAGCACGCTTGGCAAGCGCGGCGACACGCTTCTCGACCTCCGCTTCGCGCGTCTGGCGGAACTGGTCGAACGACCGCTTCGCCACCGCCACGTCGGAGTCGGGATAGGCCGGGAAAGTCGTTGGGGAAACGTCGATGAGCGAATCCACCTTTTTGATCGTCCGCACGCTGCGGCCTTCCTCCATGCTCCACTCATCGCCGCCCGGCGCAACCTGGAACGCGAACGAACTCCCCTTCACGATTCCCGCTCGCACGTTCTGGGCGAGATCACGTCCGTAGGTCGTGTCGGGCACGGGGAACTCGTAGCGGAGCCCGATGTCGTCAACGGTCAGCCGCAGCGTCTCGGGGTAGCGGGCGAGCGGGTAGTTCGCGTCGTGGTTCCAGAGGGCACGAGTCTGGAGCGGCTTCTTCCGGCCGCGCCGCTCGGTGACAATGCCGAACGCGCCGGGGTCCAGCCGCTCTACGAAGTCGCCGAGATCGAGTGAGAGCGTGTTGAACTTCGCGGCATAGCCGACGATCCACTCGCGCGACTCGTCGCTGCCGTCCTCGCTGCGTGTCTCGACCGCTAGGAGCGGCACGTCGGATTCGACTTCGTCGATCACGAGAGAGCGGCGTTCGATTGCGTTGGTACCCATGCTGCGATCCTCCTCGTCTGCGGCGTTCATTTGTTCAACCAGTTTGCGACTCCATGCGTAGCCAGGGTCCGAGCCCCACAATGCCCACGCGATGCGGGCGTTGGATGGGAACCCGTCTTCGCCGGGGCTCCATCCAGTTTTTCCGACATTGACTTGATGCCGATCGAAAAACGCTTTCATCCGGCGAGCGGTGTCTGGCGAGATGTTGACGCCGTTCGAGAGATCGCGAGCACGGGCGATGCCGACCACCGTGCCGCCGCGGCCGTACTCACTGCGCCACGCGAGCCCCTTCGCCGCCTCGTCGCGGACGCCGGCGGGCGGGCTGAAGTCGATGTGGTCATACTTCGCCGCCATCGTCCGCCTTTCGCTTGCGTGGCTTCCGCTTCGGCTTGCCGTATGCCTTCTCCTCGACCGGCGGCTCGGGCAGCGGGTCGATCTTCGTAAGCGTCGATACCTTGTGGCCCACCTTCGTGTCGGTCGCCCGCCAGCCGCCCGTCACTTCCTCGTAGACCGTGATCAGCGCGGCAGGATCTTCCTTGCTCGCCTCGATCTTGAAGTCGGTGTCGGGGATGTCGAGCGTGCCGTAGTCCATGACGTGATCGACCCGACCGCGGGCACGACCGCCAGACGAGCCCCACGAGACAAAGTCACCCTCGGCGACGGTGCCGGGCTCGGCACGGGCTTCGGAGGCTTGCTCGGGTTGCGGGCTGGGAGCCTCACGTTCCGACGGTCGATCCGGCACAGCAACCGGCGTAGTGCTGGTGCCCGCGATGATCGCGTCGATCGTCGTGGCAGGAATGCCGGGGAACGCTGCGGCAATGACCGCCTTCGCGCCCATCTCCGTAAGCAGCCCGGCGTTGTATTGCGTGATGATCTCCAAGAGGCTGGAGACTTGGGCACCGTTCAGCGACACGTCCGCGATCTGCGGAGCCTCGGGCTGCGCCGGCTCGCCGGGCACCGCGGGCACCACCGGCTCGCCAGAAGCAGCCGCCAACCCGCCTTCGACCGCCTGCCCGTCGATCCCGCTGCCGGGCTGTTGCTGGGCGAGCACGTCGGCTTCGCTCGGCGGGGCACCGAGCGTGCCCATGTTCAACGGGCGATACCGCACGTCGCCGCCTTCGACGGGGTCCATGTTTTCGAGCTCGCGAATCTCGTCGGTGTTGAGAGCCCCGATCTCCCAAAGCGAACGCATGAACGACGCACGGCTCGACGGGTCGCCACGCATCAACCCACGCACGTCGAACTCGATCAGATAGCGGTCGTCGTCCTCGATCAAGTCGCGCATGAACGCCGACTCGAAGCGCCGCAGCCACGGGAGGATCGTGTGCGTCACGAACTCCATCTCGCTCTGCGGGCTCGAGGAGCCGACGCCAAGCAGCCAGCCTGGGCACCGGAAGAGCCGGGCGATCTCCTCCAACTGATACCGCCGCAGTTCGAGGAACTGGGCGTCGCTGTTCGACGACTGCGGAATCTCGTAGGGCTTGAGCCCACCAGTGAGGACCGCCGTGTTGTGAGAATTTCCGACGCCGCCATGCCGCCGGTCCCACTGCGACCGCAGCGACTCGCGGGCTTCCGCGTTCAGGTTGCCGTCGGTTGAGAGTACAAACCCGGGGCGGGCACCGGCCGCGAAGAATCGAGCCCCGTGCAACTCGCAAGCCCGGGCTAGTGCGATCGCGTCTTTGCATTCTTCGACGATCGACATCCCGTTGATGCCGTCGTCGCTCGGACCGCGAATCTGGAGGATCTGCTCGTTCGAGTAGACCGTCTCGGTGCCCTTGTCTTCGCGGAACTTGTACCGGATCTTCCCGTTCTCAATCCGCTCCACCTTCATCCGCGAAGGATGCAGCGGCACGATCTGCCCGGCCTTGAGTTCAGAGAACGCGTCGCCCCACAACCCGATGTGAAAGACCGCCTGCTCTCGCCACTCGAAGGAGGTCTGCCACGCGTTCGGCTGCGAGTGGAGTTGCCGGTAGAGCGGCAGTTCGCGTGCGATCCGCTTGCCGCCCCCGGGCGTCCGCTCAAGTACGTGGAGCGGCAGGCTCGCCACCGTCTCCGCGATCACCCGCAAGCAGGCGAAGACCGCCGCGACGGTGTGAGCGTTGTTCGAGTCGATCCGCACGCCGGCGGCGTTCCGCGAGCCGCCGTCGTCGTCCCACATACGCTCTTCAGTCGGAAGCCAGAGGATGCGGTGCTCGTTTTTCGCGATCATAGGAAGAAGATGTCGGGGCCGTTTCCGGCGGCGTTGGTGATGCTGTTCGCTTCCCAGTAGCCCAGGGCGAAGATGAGAGCCACGATCCCGTCGATCCTGCCGGTGCTCTTTTTCTTCACTGGGCGAACGTCTTCAAAGGCATTCGTCTCTACGGTCACGCAGCCGGCCATCCACGACAGAACTGGGTTTCCGCCGTGGCGAATCTTCTGTTGGAGCGTCAGGCTTTCGAGCAGCTTCGTGGGGCTGCTCATGTGCCGAAACCCTTGTCCGTATGATTCCACGTCCAGCCCCGCCCCTTGCAGTTCCACCGACAACTGGACGGCCCCGCTGATGTCCATCAGCACCTTCTGCACTTGGTGCGTCTTCGCGTATTCCAGCACGTATTCGCGGATCGCCGCGTGGTCGATCACGTTGCCGTCGGTCGCGCGAATCCAGCCTTGATTCACCCAGTGCTGGAACGGCTGCCGATCAGTACGCTCCCGCTCCATGATCAGATCCCGGGGAGCCCAGAACATCGGGTCAATGTCGAACGTGCCGTCGTCGTTCGGGAACAACGCCACGCACGCCGAGAGATCGGTGCTCTTCGACAGATCCATCCCGATGATGCACTTCCTGCCCGTGAGCGGTTCGGCCGGCGGGCTTGAGCACGCCGCCCACTTCTCAGGGTCGATCCACCGCTGCGAACTCTCAACCCACACTCCGAGCGAGTACCGCAGCCAGCCGTTCAACTTGCTGCTCTTGTTGCGGGCCTCCTGGGCATCGGCGGCGAACGCCTCCTCGGTCATGGTGATGCCCATCCCCGGGTTGCACCGCTTCCAGACGGCGGGCGAGAAGTAGTCGTCGCCCGGCTGGGCCGCGAAAATCTTGCCGTAGAACCGCGGGTCATACTTCGGGTCGGCGATCACTTGCTCCGCGTATTCGTGCTGCTCCCAGCAAATCGTGTCGCGCCGGTCGCCGGCAGTGGTGATCGTCGCGAGCAGCGGGGCTCGGCGAGATCGGCCCGAGTAGCGGAGCGCCTCGAATAGACGCCGGTCGGGCCAGGCGTGCAGTTCGTCGCAAAACACGAACGAGTAGGACGGGCCTTCCGCCGCCCCGGCGTCGCGGGAAATCACCCGCATACTCGACCCGGTCGCGGCACACACGATCGTCTTCCTCGAATCCACCACCTCGAGCATCTGCCGCAGTTCTGGCGAGCGGTTCACCATCGCTGCCGTCTCGTCGAAGATGATCGCCGCTTGGTTGCGATCCTTCGCTGCGATGCACCCGAGCTCGCCCTCGCCCTCCATGATCAAGTGCCAGATCGAGAGGCATGAGAGGAGCGTAGACTTGGCATTCTTCTTCGGCACCTCCAGATACGCTAAACGAAATCGTCGCGTATCCTCGCCCTTCACCTTCCACCCGTAGAGCGGTTCGATCACGTCCTCGACGTGCCACCGCAGGAGCTTCATCGGCTCGCCGGCCTTCGCGGTCGGCGAGTCCTTCGTGTGGCAGCACACGCCTTCGATGAAGTTCACGACCAAGTCGGCGGCGTTCTTGTCCCACTCAAAACCTGGAACTGCCTCACGTTGCCTTCTTGCCGGCAACCTTGAGTTTGAGGAACTTTTCGATGGTGCTCTCTTGCTTGGCATCCGGCTCAACCTTCAACGAGACGCGAGCCGCAGGCGAGAGCCCGAAGTCGGCCTCAAGTTGACGCAACTGCTGCGCGAGTTTGTGGGCAATCGAAACTTCCGGCCGCTGGGCGATGTACTTGATCTCGCCCTTGTCGTTCAGGATCGGGTAGGTGTCTCCCTCTTTCTTCAGTTTCTCCCGCACTGCAAGCCACCACTCGTAGGTGTCGCAGTAGCGGGCCAGGGCCTCCACGTCGGCGCGGGTCATCACCCGCACCGCCTGGAGCATGGGGAGTAACTCCTGCCACCTTGCCGCCGCCACTTCGCCGAGATGCGGCGGCATCACGATGCCATCGGCCGGCGGCTTCGGCTCGGCTGCGTTGATCGGTCGGCAGCCGGGGTTGCCCCGCAGGATTTTGAGGCTTGTCGGCTCCGGTTTTCGCCCGCGTCTGCCCATAGTTGGTGCTCGAAAAAAGAGCAGGCGTTAGACCTACCCCCTAACCGTTAGTCGCAGAGACCCCGATGCTCCAGAACAGCAGGTTTTCCTCGTTAGCACTTTGGGAGGCCGCCCCCCCTATCCGGTCTGCTTGCTGTTCGCTCACGAACGCAAACGCTGCCGCGTCTCTGCGTTGGTCTTCCTAGCGTGGCACGTGGGGCACAGCGTCTGCCCGTTCGAGACTTCATACCGGAGGTCGGGCCGCAGCCGCACGGGCACCACATGGTCGGCATGAGCCTCGCCGCTTTTACCCAGCACCCGCGAGCAGTGCCGGCAGATGAAGGCGTCGCGGATCAGCACCGCCTCCCGCCATGCTCTATGCTGTGCATCACAGTAGCCCCGCTGGTAGGCGTTGGGTCTGTCATCGCCTTGGCGGAACTGTCTGATCCTCGGGGTCTTGTACCGCGGCACCCGCTGCGGCATCTCTCAACTCTTGAGCGTGACGGTCGCCGTGACCCCAGTGCCCGCGGTGTTGCCCACCAGCACCTCGAGGAACGGCACGCCGAATACGGCATCGGGCAGGGCGTAGATGGTGCCGACCGCAGTGCTCGGGGCGAGCGTGATGTCGGCCACGCTGCCGTCGGTGTTGTACAACCGGCGGAACGTCCCGCCTTCAGCCGACGCTCCCCACATCTGGAGCGTGGTGGCGTTGGTCGAGAGCGTGCCGATGTCGACCACACCACCAGCAAAGTCTTCGAGGTAGAGCGTGGTCGCCGATACCGTCGAGGTCGTGAGGGTGATCGGGATCTGCCGCGAGCGGCGGCGCATCTTGATTTCTGACATCGGTCATCTCCTAGTGTGAGGCACTGGTCGGGCCAGCCACGCGGCCTACTCCTTCACGTTAGCGGGAGGGGCTGGCTGGCTTGCAGCCCGCTCGAGCTCCTCGATGCGGTCTGCCGCCTGGAGCAGAGCCGACCGCTGCCGGCGGATCACCTCCTCGGCGTGCTGCACATGGATCACGAGGTTCGTGTTCGCATGGTAGCCGGCGAGCATTCGGAGGAGCGTTGGGCTGGCTGGTTCCATGCCGGCAGGGTACGTGCCGCGTCAAGCGTCTCGACACTCAATGTATAGCGCACTTGGCAAACAGCGCCACCTTTTCCCGGCTCTTGGCGATCCGCTGGTTAGCCAGTTCGATGTATTCAGGATTCAGTTCGCAGCCGATGCCGCTGCGGCCTAGCTCGGCAGCCACGGCCAGCGTCGTGCCGCTCCCGGCGAACGGGTCGAGCACGGTGCCGGGAATGGTGCCAGCGGCGGCACAATCGCAGGCGGGTTGCCAGCCCAGCGTGATTTTTTTACCGCCACGCTCTGCCCATTCCTTGCTGCCGTTGCCAGATAACGAAAGCGTAGACGTTTTGCTAGCCATGCCCGCCGTTTGCTTCGGCCTTTCGCACGCTTCAGTATCGCCCTTTTGTTTTGCAGTGATCCGCTCGTATCCAGCCCCGCACGCCGGGCAGCACTGGTCAGGGCATCCCGCCTTGATGCACGGTTCGACAAGATCGGGCGGCATCACCGCGAAGTGGGCACCGCTGTAGGGCTTCGTCGTGACCGTCCAGACGGAGCGGCGATTGCGGCGACCATTGGCGTCGGGAATCTGATACACGTTGCCGCTTTTGGTGGCGCGCTTTGGATCGTCGCTGTCGCCAAACTTGTTGCCGCCGAACCGTGGGCCGACCGCCTTCATGGGGCCGTTTGTCTTGCCGGGAACGCGGTCGCTGCCAGCCTGCATCGGAAGCGTGGGCTGCGACAGCCTCGCCGTGCTAGAGACTGCCACAGGCTCGCTCACCGCCTCGGCATCGTAGTAATACCGCTCGCTCTTGGTCATCAAGAAAACGTATTCGTGGGCCTTGGTGCAGCGGTCCCGCACGCTTTCGGGCATCGGGTTCGGCTTGTGCCAGATGATGTCCTGCCGCAGCCACCAGCCATCGGCCTGCAACGCGAAGGCGACACGCCACGGGATGCCGACGAGGTCTTTGGGCTTGAGGCCGTGACCATCCATCCTGCCGCGTGACGACCACCCTGGTCGCTCGCTGTCAAACGATCCGCCGCCACCCTTCCCACCACCCGCGTAACTGTCGCCCAAGTTCACCCAACAAGTCCCATCATCCCGTAACACCCGCCGCACTTCGTGGAACACCTCGACCATGCGAGCGACGTAGGCTTCCGGCGTCTCCTCCAGGCCGATCTGCCCAGCGTGGCCGTAGTCGCGCAAGCCCCAGTAGGGCGGACTCGTCACGCAGCAGTGAACGCTGGCGTCGGGGAGCGTGCGCATCCCTTCGATGCAGTCGCCTTGAATGATCCGTTGCGTGGGCATAGCGCGGTTATACGCGCGCTGTCCAATTCTGAAATGCCCCTTGCGACCCTATGTTCGCTCAAGAGCGCACCGGCGTCTTATCACGCACGGTTTTCCGTTTCGCGGCCGTGCGGCGTGGATTCAACGGCGAGGCGGCGTGTTATCACGTTCCAGATAAACACTGGTTCTGTTTCTACTTGCGGCGATTCTTTCTCTTCACACGGAAGGCGGGGTTGCCTTCTGGCATCTGCGGCGGCTCCACCTTTAGCATCTTCGCCAGCGCGAGCCGTGTTGCCTCCGAAGGCGTTACGCCGTGCTGCTCGCAATAAGCGGTAAGCGGTTCGGCGAGATCGCCAGGGCGGAAGGTTATGCGATTATCCACCAAGCGCATCTCGTATCCGCCTCGCGGCCTCGGCATTTCTTCTCATGTCATTTGCGTCATCCAGTGCGCCACGGGCGTTCCCTTCGACTATTTTCAGCCACGCTCTCCAGGCCGCCTCATCGCCCTCATACACGCAACTCTTGCCAGACCGGCGCAAAAGACGAAGCGAATAAACCGGCTCGCTCGCTGAAATCTCTGAATGGCGGTCGATCATTGTGGCCGCCGCTATCGAATCGCTAATCCTAACCGGAATCATGCAAAGCCCTCCTGTCGGCGACTGCATTATACCACATCTGTCAGACAGTTGCAACCCCGCTAGTCCACCGGGCAAAACAGAACCACGCGATGGAGCAGACGGCTCGCGTTGTCCTGCGGTGTGGTCAGTCATGGGTTCGCCGCTGCTCATCTTTGGCGTTCGCTGGCTACTTAGCGTCCGTCGGCGGGGCTGGGAGCGGCATCCAGTGAGTCACTCCCCAGATGTATCCGGCCTCTGCCCGTGAGAACTTGCCGTCGTAGTAATCGCATACGTGCATGCCGCAGTCGTCGGAGTTCTCGTCCACGCTAACGAGTACATCAGTGTTTTCGTCAGGCAGCCGCTCCGTCACCGGAATCCACGCCAGCGAACCACCGGATGCACCAGACGGCTCGGCGTTTGTCGTCTCGTCAGTCATCGTCATCTCCTCGCCGCTGGTGATCGCGGGCGTTCTGTGGTCACGTCAGTCGCTCCAGCAAGGCGCGGAGCGTGGCCTTGATTGTCTGGGTGCCGACCAATTCCATAGCGGCGTTTACCGCATCGCGCTCCGCGTCGGTGAGCGTGCCGTCCATCGTCACCGTCACCACTTGGCTACCGTCTCGTTTGCACAGGAGCGACAGCGTGGCGTCTTGGTCAGCGAGGCGGCGGATGGATTCTTCCAGTTCCGCAACTCGCAACTTCAATATCTCTACCGCAATCTCCGGGTCGCCCAGTGGACGCTCTGCCACAGAACCAACCGATGCAACAGACCGCTCATTCGTATCGCTCATGGTTGCCGCCTCCTTCGTTCGCGGCTGTTGATCTAGCGTGTTCTGTTGCTACCCAAGCCGTTCTAGTATGCCGAGAAGAACTCTCGCCCGATTCATCGCCCCCATCTGGCACAAGCCCTCAGAGACAACGGCAGCCCACTTGATCGCCTCGCGTTCCTCGTCGGTGAGCGAGTGAGTTGCATCTGCCGAAAACTGCAAGTCACATCGCGGGCAACTTACCGAAATCAAGCCGTTGCTGGCGTCGGTCGCCCGCTTGTCCCGCGCATCCTGACACGCATCGCATGACTGAAAAATCAAAGGAAACGATTTGCCGTGCGGCGTCTCGCAGTAGCAGCAGTTTTGGCTTCGCATGTGTTCCTGTGCCTTTATCATAGGGTTGCCGACAATCCCATATTTAAGTTCCAACTCCTGATCCAGAGCCGACAGTTCTTCTAGAGCGGCCAGCCTCGCGTTTGTATTGCCAGTGCCTTCGGAGGGTCGCGGTGCCGCTTTATCAGTGCGGTCGCTGTCTCCGTGCGTTGTCGGTTGTGGAACGACCGACTCAACGCTGGCTATCGCCGCTGGCACGGCGTCATGATTCGCATTGTCTTGTGTCATGTTTTCTCGCAAAAAAACTTGACGGCTCAATCGTCATTCTATCCGGTTCTGGAATCTGGAATGTCCCTACATTTTCGCTGTAGCGTCAGATGTCCAGCATCTCGCCCGGAATCATCGCCCGTATCTCCTCTGCCAACTGTCCAGTTTCTTTTGACGGTTGCCCGTGTTTGAGCAGCGACCGCAACCGCTGGTCGATCTGCCACAGCACTTGCATCGCCTCGCTGCCCAGCCGGGCGGCGTCGAAGTCGCCCTGTTCATCAGGCAACTGGTAGGTAAGTGTCGCGCGTGGCATTTTCTGCACAGAAGTTGTCGGAAAGTGACAGTTATTGTCCGGTCACGTTCTGGAAAGTGGAAAGCAAGTGCCCCCGTCCCATCGCCACCCCGCCGTTGTCGGGCCGTGCTGCGCCTGGAGGCTGCCTCGCCTGCCTTTCATACCAACGTAGGGCGCGTGGCGGGCGGGCAAGGTTGTGATTTGTCGCACCAATCATATCGCTTTTGATACGAAAAGTGGTGTTTTTTTCTTACGACTTGGGGCGACCCTCTAGATGTCCGATAGCGCACCGGGCCAGAAAGCCTGCGGCTGGAGTCGAACCAGCAACCGGCGGTTCACAAAACCGCTGCCCTACCGTTGAGCCACGCAGGCGTCCGATTTGGTCGTTCATTGTCCCTCTCTACCGGCTGTAGCGCAAGGCATACGCTCCAGAAGGCCGCGAAGCGTGCGCAAGTCCTCCGGAAACAGATCGTGTGTGTTTGGGTGGTCGGCAAGCATGGCAAGCAACGCTCGCTCCGCTTCGGTTAGGCAGGCAACGTCGCCGCTACGAATCACGGCGTCTTGAAATCGGACGAGCGACCGCAGGCGTTCGATCTCGGCAATCGCCTCCTCAAACAACTGGCTCGCCTGCGGAACGTGGACGTACCGCAGCCCCTTGATTCGTTTGATGATGTCGCTCATGGCGAACATTGTAGCGGCCCGCCCCAGCCGCGCAATCCATTCGGTGCGCTACACGCTGTCTGTACGGCCATTGGCGCACATAGTCGAAAGAGCGTCAGTCGCCAGACGACGGCAGCAACGCCAGAGCGTCGGCAATCGGCACCACCTCCACGCTTGGCAGCAGCACCTCCATGTCCGCATGACAACGTCAGCCGCCCAACTTCAACCCGCCGAGTCCACCGTTGATGGTCATGCTGCCGCTTGGCAGGGAAGATGCGGGTGCGGTTTGCAGTGGCGGCATTGCAGCACGGTATGTCGCCTCGTCTATTTCTTCCACTGCACCGCTTGCCAGAAGTTGCGGCAGCATCGCCGCAGCGGCTTCGTATTGGCAGAACTCTTCGTCCACTGCCAGCACGATTCGGCCGTTGGCGTCTCGCGGGGCGGTTGCGGCTGGCTCAATGCAGGTGACTGTCTTGCCGTCTGCGGTGGGATGCCCCCACGCGACATCAAGCGCTGCCCGCACTTGCTCATATACGGATTCAGTCGCGCGAAAGTATCTCATGCGACAGACAGGCCCCACTTTGCGCCAAGATACCGCTCCACTTGCTGCCGCTCAGACGCAGACAGGGCGCGGCTGTAGATGCACACCTCCGCGATGTAGCCAAGCAGCGGTTGCGTGCTTGTGCCAATTACGCCAATTCTTGAATTGGCAAACGAATTACTGGTGGTGCATGTGCCGCGCGATGTTCCGTTCGTCAGCAGTTGCCCGCCTGCCGCCGCAGACCTGACGTACTCCAAAAGGACTGGGCCGACGGTTTGATTCGCATTAAATCCGTAGCGAATAGACGTTACGCCGTTAGAGAACCCGCCCAAATACGCCTGCAACGGAGAGTCGATTGTGGCTCGCGTAGTTAGATTGAGCCCCCAACCGCTAGTTGAGTCCCCGATAATTTGATTGGCTTTGTTGTCGGAAAATGTCACTCGTGCGACAACTAGCACGGTTTCGTCGGTTCGTGCCGTTCCGGTAAAAGACAGTCCGTCGTTCGCACCGTCGAACGTGAGAACCTGCTTCCCGTTGAGCGCGGCCGCAGTTGGCGTCGGGCGGTTGTTCGCGGTGCCTTGGCTGGCGGTGACGCCGTTTCCGCTCTTGTCGGCCCACGACGAGACGTTCCCGTTGCCGTCAAGCGTCAGCGAGGACGAGTCGGCCGCGTCCCACCATGCGGCGAGGCCCGCGATGCTCTTTGGACTAAACCCGCTCGCTCGTGGCCGCAGCAGTCTCGGATTCATCGGCATTTTCGGTGCGCTTGTAGGTGATGTACGGAATTAGCGGGGCTCGGTGCCCGAAACG